CTTTAGCCAAGCGGTCAATCCGTTCCTGCTTGATTTGTTCTTTTGACTTCTTTGTCATAACAATTATATAACGCTTCCGTAAGTTGGCTGTTATCTTTCTTCAGCAAATCTATTTGCTGCTTCAGTGCTAGGTTCTCAGCTAGAAGTCTCTGATTTTCCTTGAGCAAGTCCATTTAGCAAGCCCTCCCATTGTCTTTGACGGAACTCCCAGTTATACCACAAACTGAAGTAAGCTCGCTGGTTGTATAGGTTAGTCTGTACATCTTCATTCCAGAACCCATTGATTGCTGCACGCAACATACCATAGTGCATGTTAGCGTGTCTATTCTGGTCCTCATCATAGTTATACATCCAAGCAAAGTTTGCACAGGTCTCAGGCAATGCAGCATGATTAGGTGTAACTACCAGACAACCTGCAGAGAGAGCTTCAATAGCAGCAATACATGATGTCTCTTGCCAGATGTTAGGATAGGCAAAGATATGTGCTTCTTTCAGTGCTTCACGAACGACTTCGTTAGGCTGATAACCATAGTATGTGATATGCTCATGGTCATCCAATGCTTTGAACAAGTCCTTATAAGGCTCGTCTCTCTGCTCCCAACCATACGCTTTGAACGATGAATAGACATGCAAATGCACTTTGTCACCAAACTCTTCAGACAACGCGTTATAGACAGGATATAGCAGTTCTAGACCGCGATGAGGAGTCGTATGATAGATGATATTGATTCTATCTTTAGTCTTCTCAAACTCTTCTGTGAAGGGCTCAATAGCGTTCTGCATAACAACACCAGCCGATGGCGGGATATTGTGTGCAAGTTCGTATGTTGTCTTCTGCCAGTTAGACACATAGACTAACTTATCAAACTTCTGCCAGCCACCATCACGCAGGTGCTGTACTTCTGGGTCACCGAACAAGTCGTGCAACCACAGCAATGTAGTCTTGTCTGGATCAACGTCCCGGACACGAGATGGAATGATTTGGAACTGGTCTAACAATGCAGGGTCAATACGAGCAGCAAGCGCACGCTGCATCATCTCTGTACCACCATTTGCATTCTGGTTCAGTTCGTTGGTCTCAATAGCAAACTCACCATCATCTAGTACTTGTTCGTTATCAGCATCATCAGTAATGTTCAATTTACCCATTAGATTTCTTCTCCAAAAAACTCTAGCAACTGCTTATAACCACCCACTTGGTTGTTGCCCACAATAATAAAGGGAACCGTCTTCACTTTAGGAAACGCTTCCACAAACTCTTCTTTAGTCATATCCTCACCAATAACAAACTCAGCATATGTATAGCCTTTGTTGTCTAACAACTGCTTGGCTTGCACACAATAAGGACAATCGGGTTTTGAGAATACACGGATATTAGGTTGCATTTTTAGAACCCCAATAGTCTCTCGCATTCACACGAATCATACGTTCTTTAGTATTGGACTTATCAGGGTTTGCTACAGTCAATACTACATTCTTACCCCTCTTATAAGCAATTGCTTGGTTATACACTCGGTCACGAGAAGCAAGGTACTCACTTCGTGCTGTGTTACGCAACTTCTTATTGACGCTTACGCGTTCGCCTTTTGACGTTACTGTGTCACGACTTCGTTTCTTACCCATTTAGTCCTCCATAAGGACGATGTTGCCGTCCTTGACAAGTGCGATTGTGATTGGTGTTCCCTGCTCGTTTCTGGCAGGGATGTTACTGCGACGCCGGTAGGCGGTCAGGTCTTCAATCGTGACATGTGCGTCACGAGTCTGCTTGAGCAGATGAAGGTGAAAGTTATCTTTTGACATTACGACTCCTTAGAACAAATAATTATTGCTGGGCTGACCTTGGCCCAGCGCGGGTCTATTTGTGGCGACCAACCCAGAGGGGATACTCCGACCAAGTCAAGTTTTAGGACTTTCTGGGTCCATCTCTTCAACAATCCTTGTGTTGAATGATAAGATTATCCTATCATCATTCCCGTAATAAGGCAACGCTGAATGTGGAATAAATCCAGGAAATATGTATAAAGATCCATCTTCTGGTTCGATATCATATGAGGTTCTATTGAACTCCAAGCCTTTGATACCATCTACCGGTGGTGATGGGTTATAGAACCTATTTACACCATTGGCTTTATACCAGTTAGATTTAGCCTTAGACACATAAAAGATACCACACCAAGCTGAATCACCATGATGATGGTAATCGTGATAACCACCATCCTGTGTAATATGATACCAGGTTGATGTGTATTGTGCCCGCCAGTTGTCTGTGTCAGTAAATCCTTTATTGACACCAGCAGCAACTCTAATGGTCTGCTCGAGGAACCAATCTGACATCTCTTTCATCAAAGGCAAGTG